GGATGGGGCTCGGGCAAAATATTACAATTTCAAAAATATCTTAATGCTTGGGGCAAAAGTGTCGACCTATCATTTAACATGGTACAAGAGACTGGTAAATGGAAAGAAGAAATTAAAATTATAATTATGTCTCTTCGTCAAAATCCAAAGTTTCCAACCAAAGATATGAAGTCTTTAGATTCAATGTATGAATACTTCAAAGCACAAACCTTGTTAGCTCTAGCTCAAGAAACTACTCAGGAGCAGGTAATATATTCTCCGATGGAAGAAACCACCGATTCTTCAGATTTATTTCTTTATGAACCAAAAGGATGGGGCTCGGGCAAAATATTACAATTTCAAAAATATCTTAATGCTTGGGGCAAAAGTGTCGACCTACCATTTAACATGGTAAAAGAGACTGGTAAATGGAAAGAAGAAATTAAAATTATAATTATGTCTCTTCGTCAAAATCCAAGGCTTCCAGCTAAAGATATGAAGTCTTTAGATTCAATGTATGAATACTTCAAAGCACAAGCATTGTTATCTCAAGTTCCTAGGGTATTTGGACTAAAAGATAAAAATAGCAATCCAATGGAAAAGGGCGATGTTGCTAAAGTACAACAATGGCTAAAATCAATGAATCGTTATAATGGTCCTACCGATGGTAATTGGAATCAGCCAGCACAATCTGCATTAGCCAAACTACAAATAGATGACGATGTCGCTGGAACCACAGACGGTTCCGTTCTTGATTCGGCTTCACAAACATCAATTGGTCTATAATGAAAAATAGATCAAAAAATTCTTTTGATACAACTAGTGATAGTGAAGACTATTGGTTGAAGGAATTTGAGAAAAATCTAAAAAAATCAGCAGTTCAATCTCGGGAACAAGACGATAGCATTTTTAATCAAATTAGCTCTATAATGAATGGATCAAAATCTAAATACAGCTCTGTTTACGATGCGGTAGAGGAGATGAAGAATAGAGCTGGATTGACCGCATATTTGGAAAAAATAAAATTATCAGAAAGTGATAATTCGAAATCTAAAAAAGTGGCATCCTTTGTTGATCCGACTTCACCAAATGTTTTTTCGGAACATCCACAGATTAAATCTACTATAGAAAATTATATTCGTTCCACAAAAGGAAATGTCTCAATTCCGGCAGTGCTTGAAAAGATTATGTCAATTCATAAATTAGACGTATCATCTCCATCCTTATGGGAAGATGATAAACTTATTAGGTTTATAAGTAATTTAAACTTGAAAGAAAAAGTTAACAATACCTCGAATAATCAAAATTTCTCTAATCTGGGAATTCAAGAAAATAATAGTCCTTCTGACTCAGAGCAAAATAATGATGCGTTTAGCCACCTAATGCCTTCACAAGATTAATTAAAAATAAGTAAGTTCATGGCAAAAAAAGATTCAGAGCAAGAAAAGATTGCCTTCGATAAGATGCGGGATGATTTATTAAGAATCGACCCCGTTTCTTTTTGTGAAAAATATCTAACATTAGACGGAAGCCCATTTAGATTAAATGGAAATGGATATAAGCCACTATCGGACATATATAGGTATGTCGGAGTTAAAGCTTTGGAAAAGGGGTCCAAGCCAATTTTAATACTGAAGTCTAGGCAGACCGGATTAACGACAATGGCTTCGGCTTTAGAGATGTATTTCATGGGTTGCGGACTTTTCGGAGTCAATGGTAGACCGCCAATAAGAATAATTCACGCCTTTCCACAATTAGAATTAGCGGCGGCTTACTCTAAGACAAAATTACAGCAAATGATTAATATGTCAATTGCTGCTCCAAGCGATGAATCTAGAAAAAATACAAAATCAAAATCATATATGCAATCTTTGTTGGATACATCGTCTCCAACTAATGATAGCTTAACATTCAAACAATTTGTAAATGGAAATCATTTGTGGATTGAGAGCGTTGGATTAAATGGCGATAGAATCATGGGAAGGCAGCTTTGCCTTGAAACAGATCTTCCAACGCCAAATGGGCTAATCAAATTAAAAGATTTAAAAAAAGAAGATATTCTTTTCGATGAAAATGGAAACACTTGTAAAGTGCAAAAGCTTCATCCTATTAATTTGACGCCTGAGGCATATAGAGTTATTTTTGACGATGGTACAACTATTGATGCTTGCGCAGAGCACTTATGGTTAACGAAAACGAAGTTAGATAGAGATAATGGATTACTTGGAGATGTTAGAAATACTAGAGATATTTTAAAATCTTTGGATAGCGAAAATCACGCAATAGAGTGCCCAAGCATTATAGACGGACAATTTTCTTCACTAAAATATAATAAATATATTTGCGATATTCAAAAAATTGAAGCCAAGCCAATGCGCTGCATAACGGTTGATAGTTCTTCACATTTGTTTTTGGTTACAAAAAATTACATACCAACTCATAATACTGCAGATGTAATGATTTTCGACGAGGTTCAGTCAACGTCCGAACAAGCCATTGGTAATTCTTTAAAAACTTTAACTACCGCTAAATACGGAAATAAAGGGGTTCAGGTATTATTCGGAACCCCTAGAGGAAAAGGATCTGCTTATCACAAAAGGTGGCAATCTAGTACTCAGCAATATTATCATCTTGGATGCGAGAGCTGTAAAAACTATTTTCCGCTATATACTCCAGGATCGGATGAATGGGAAAAAATATGGCTTTATGGATTTATAGTTAAATGCACTCACTGTGGGCATGAGCAAGATAAAAGACCGGCTGCGGAGCGTGGCAAATGGTTCCCGCTTCAATCTGAAGAAGATGAATCAGTAAAACTGATAGGTTTTCATATTAATCAGCTTTATATGCCATTCTTTACAAAAGAAGATATTCTCAATGAAAAGCCTGGAACTCACATAAGTAATACCGAGAGAGTTTGGCAAAATGAGGTACTAGGAGAATTTTATCAAGGAGATAGCTCTCCTATAAGTATTGAAGATATCAGAGAAAATTGTGCTGACTATAGCAGAAAAATGACTGCGTCTTTGCCAAATAATCCTAGTGAGATAGTTGTAATTGGAATAGACTATGGTTTACGCGGCGATTTAGAGCAGCATGCAAATCCGGAAAAATCTTCCGCAAGTGGAAAATCATTTAGTACTGCTGTAGTTTTGCGTGCACAGGGCGCTGGAATTTTATCAATTGAATTTTGCACTAAATTTAAAAGAAACGACTCTGAAAGTAAAAAGGGTTTAATTGAAAAGCTTATGAGGGATTATAATTCTAATATTGTAATTGGAGACATTGGATTCTCTCAAGATTTCTCAGAGAGAATGCATAGTATGCATGGAGACAGGTATATCGTTTCCAGAGCTGCTGGTAAGATCAATAATCATATTAAATATAATAAAGATGCTTATCCAAAAGAGATTCAGTTTGAAAAAAGCCATTATATAGGCGAAATATTTGATCAGATGAAAAGAGGAATGATTAGATTTCCTTATGGATCTTATGAAGGAATCGCCTGGTTAGTTGAGCATTGTGCAAGTATGGACATCAAACCAATTTTGTCAAGGACTGGCGATGCAAGCATTCAATATGTAAAAGGATCGAGTCCAAACGATGGTCTTATGGCTTTAATAAATGCTTATATAGGATATAAATTTATCATAACAGATCAATTTCAAAAAAATAACGGACAGATCGGTGGAGATATAAAGGACATAAATAAACCACTTATAGTAGGTGGATATATGAGCCGCAGAATATGATCGATGAATGTGGATGCGGCGTCATTTTAAATGATGATAATTGGGCAAAATCTCGCAGAAACCGCGGAAGCAAAATCTGTAAATCGTGCCTAAAAAATCAAAATGCTAAAAGGTATGTTAAAAACAAATTCAAATATTTAAAATTTCAAAAACAATCTAGAATAAATACTAAAAATGAAATATTTTCGTACTACGGTGGCAAATGCGATGGCTGTGGCACTGAAAACAAATCACATCTATCTTTGGATCATATTGATGGTAGTGGCAGAAAACACAGATCGCAGGTTTTAAAACACGATAGTGGAACTGATTTCTACAGATGGGTTTTAAAAAATAAGCCGACAAACATAAGACTGCTATGCTATAATTGCAACTGCAAATTAATTTCTTCAAATTTAGATAGTACAAGATCTGTTTTAAAAAAAACAGTATTTGAAAAATACGGACTTGTGTGCGTTAGCTGTAGATGCGAAAATTTTCAGTGCCTAACAATCGATCATATTAATAATAATGGCGCTGAACATAGAAATGAAATTGGCTCTGACGTCTACCAGTTTCTTAAAAAGAATAATTATCCTAAACTAGGTTTTCAAATTCTTTGCTACAATTGCAACTATGAGAAATACCACAACTCTTTAAAGCACGATATATAATATCATATATTAATGAGGTATTTCAATGTCAGCTGGAAGAGAAACTAAATCTGAAATTTTTCTAAAAAATAGAGAAAGCGAATCTCCACAAATAACTTCTCGTATGCATAAATCCGTCTCAGCTCAGAGAAAAGAGATTATGTCTAAGGAAGTTGAAGATGGTCTTTTTAAAGACGGCTCTCGTTCCAACGGAATGTTTGCAACAAATAACTCATCTTCTACCGTAATGGGTAACGTAACGTATTCATCTTCCACACAGAAGTTTGGACAGGCGTTTGGCGGATCGGGCGGCAGCTCTTCATTCCGGGGCTCAGGAAATACCGTTGAGCAGGGTCCGGAGATGTATACTCCGATGTTGCTTAATAGTAATTTAAATCTTCCAAGAGATAAAAGAACGATAAACGCTTGGTGTCGACAATATATGGAATTAAATCCTTTTGTTTCTAACGCCATAAATCTTCATAGCACATACCCAATATCTAAATTAAATATTACATGTCCAAATAAAAACGTTGAAAAATTTTTTAAAAATATGGCGGAAGAGCTTGATTTAGTTAATATTTGCATACAAATAGCTGCAGAGTACTGGCTATTGGGAGAGGCAGTTATCCATGCCGATTATGACGAAAGTAGACAAACTTGGTCAAGATTAGTATTGCAAAATCCAGATAACATTGTTATTGAGCCATCAGTAGTAAGTTCAGAGCCAAATATATTTATTAAGCCTGACAAAAATCTTGAAAGAATAGTTAAATCAAATAGACCATCTGATTTAATTCAGAAGAAACAATTGAGTAATTTAGTTATCGAGTGTGTAAAGCACGGGAAAAATATACCACTAGAGCCATTCAATGTTTCTGTTTTATCAAGAAAAACTAGCCCGTATGCTTTGCGTGGAGTTGGATTGCCATTTACAATATTTAAGCAGCTAATGCTCTTTGATAAATTGAAAGAAAGTAAATATGCGCAGGCTGACAATATGGTAAATCCTATGACTATTATTAAAATCGGTAGTGCGGATTTTAAGCCAACTTTTGCTGACATTGAGGCCTACCGTTCAGTTTTTGAAAATGCACAGAATGATAAAGATTTTAAGGTTTTTACTCACGAGGGAGTGACAGTAGAAAAAGTCGGATCTGGTTCTGGCATATATGATATTGGCGGCGATATAACGCAAATAATAAAAGAAATATTTATTGGAATGATGGTACCATCAGTAATTATGGATGGAGGCGACGGCACAACATATGCAAACGGAGGCGTAGCATTAGATGTATTAAGAGGTAGGTATATTTCATTTAGAAATATGCTATCTTCTTGGTTAAAGAAAAAAATATTCGCTCCAATTTCGAAAGCTCAAAATTTTTACGACATAATAGATGGAGAAAAACATTTAGTTGTTCCAGACGTAGATTGGAACCATATGAGCCTTTTTGACACAGATACATATATGTCTTCTTTGAAAGAGCTGACCGCAGGTGGAGAGGGTCAAAAAAGAGTTTCTATTCAAACACTTCACCGATCTATGGGGTTAGATACTGCCAATGAATTGAGAAAAATAAAGCAAGAGGCTATTCAAGAAGCTATTCATAAAAAAGAAGTAGAGAGTTTAGCAATGATGGATCTCAACGAATTAAGATCTTTAAGTGATGATAATGAAATTCCGGAGATGTCTAAAAGTCAAGAGGGCGACGCTCCACCGGGCGGCGTCGGCGCAGAAGCGGCTCTTCCTGGTCAAGACGCTCCAGCCCTACCCATGCCTTAATACTAATAAAAAGCTATTATTTTCAGAACTTCAAAGAAGGTTATATAAATGGAAAAACTTGGTCAAAAAAGAGGTCGTTGGGAAAAATTTAAAGAAAATACCAATATAACCGGAATTGCTGCAGAGAAATTCTTTAGCAAAGATTTTGAAAAAGCTATGAATGATCTTCGTACTGCTGATGACTCAATAAGAAAAGTCATGGTTGGAGAAGTAGAGCCGGGAGTATCGACTAAAGATCTTATTTCTTCAACAAAAGAATCTTTGAATAAAAGAGAGTATATAGAAGCTTTTTCTGATTTAGGAAAACTTCATTTACAATTTACAGTTATTAAAAAATTAATTGATGAATTAAAATTCAACATAAATTCAGTTCACGAAGACATGCTTTTGAGAAACTTTAAAGAAAGACCAAATGTTTCGCAAAAAGAAAAAGAGCAGTCTGAAAGAAGGAGAAAAGAATTATTAGATCTTCAGAAGAGACTTGCAAATAGCCAAAAATTGCAAATAATAAAGCAAGCCTCGATAATGGATTTTTTCAGAAATATGACGACAAATAGCGGGAGGGCCGGAATTGCTTGGGAGAAAAAATACCCCCAAGAAGTCAAGAAATGGAAAGACGGAACCGCTTCCCTTTTGGAGGCAAGTAAGAGCTTATACTCTCTTCTAATCGATCAGCTAAAGTTGATGGGTAAAGCTAGGAATGGCAGAAATTTAGACAACTATCTAAATGCGGCAATGGAAGTCATCGCCCCAATAACTGAATTTGATAAAGGTTTCAGAAAATATTATCAAGATGCTGTTCAGCCCCTAATAAAAAAATTAGAGCTAGATTCTCCAAAACAGGAAGTTCCCACAGAAGTTTCAAATGATAGTGTTAAATCTCTTCAAGATCAAGAAGTTATTAGCACTAAGCCAGATCCTTTTCCACAGCAAAAAGTAGATGTCAAATTAGAAAGCTTGCCGCCACAAACAGAAAGGAATCCGGGAGCAGCCTCTATGCCACCATCTGAGCCACAGCTAAGAGCTTTAATGAATGCTGGTCCGGCTTCAACACTATCCGCTTCTGACGAAGAGGAGGGTCCCGTTGGTCTCCGTAACCCATTTTCATTAAAGAGTTCGTCTCATACAAATTTTTACGGAATGCTTAATAAATTTTCGGGAGAAAGTCCAATTATTTTAAAGTCGATGATAAAAAAATATGCGCTTTCGATAAAAGAAAGTGATTTTGAAACATCGATAAAGCTAATGAATATAGTGAATAAAATAGGAAAATAAATTGCCCTCTAATACATTAGGTGATAATTTTTATTCAAAATTAGTTCAAATTTCTTTAGAAGTAGGAATGAGTCCTGAAGACTTGATTGCTGTAATGATTTCCGAAAGTGGAATGAATGCAGGAGCGTCGAATCCAAAAGGAGGCGCAACCGGACTAATTCAATTCATGCCCAACACATTAAAGGGCTTAAAGTTTGAGGGATCTTCAAAAGATTTCGGTAAGCTCGACGGAGAAGCTCAATTAGATTGGATTAAAAAATATATTGTAAATCAATCTAAAATGAACGGTGGACCATTTACATCCGCAGCTCAATATTACGTAGCTAATTTTTTTCCGGTGGCATTAAAACTACCAGGTATAAAAAAAGGAGATCCTTCTACAGTATTCATTGAGGAAAATCCACAAACGGTAAATGTAAATGGCAAAGTTTATAGTAAAAAATATTATGATATTGGTATTAAATTAAATCCAAAATCTGAAATTGCAGCATATAGAGCAAATCCAGGATTTCACGGATCCGTTCTCGGCGCAATAACTTATGCCGACATGATTAAGCAAATAGATAAAAATAAAAAAAATCCAAAATATAAACAAGCTTTAATCGCTATGAACGAAAAAACCGATTATACGCCTTCGCAAAAGCCAAATCGGACTCAAACTTATGTTGCCAATAATGTAAACGTGAATAAATCAAATTCATCATTCGATAAATTACAAGAAATGGCAAATAGCTTAATCAAAATGGTTAATGCTGGACATCGTAATTTTAATGAAAATTATGTTATAAAGGTTTCATCTGATGAAAGATTATTTTCTTCTGAGTATGCAAGAATTCTTGCGTTTGCTTTAAGGGAAGAGTTTGGGTTCAAAACAAATATCAATAATATTGATAACATAGAAGTTAATGTTTCTTCAAATTTGGATGAAGGGCTTTTAATAATTAGCGATTTTTCCAAAAAAATTAAAAATGATTTTAAGAAGGCAACTTCTCATATTTACGATGCAAATATAAGTTTAGAATTTGTTAAATGCTCAAACGTTATTAATAGCTTTTCTTCTAAAATAGCTAAGTCGAATCACCGAAGCTTTCTAATAAAATATTGTAGGTAATATGGAAAAATTAGATTTAACAGATGTTGAAAGTTTCACGTATTCCGCTTTCTTAAGAAAATTAAGAAAAAAAACAGAGCCAGAGATATTTTTATCTTTCCTTAAAATATATAGGAAAAATTTTGATAGAAACGTGTCCAAACAAATTGAGAACTTAGAAAAGATTTCATTAACACAATCATTAATTCAATTTAATAAATTGGTAGTTCCATTAAAAATTAATAAAAAAATTATAAAAAATGCGGCAATTGCAGAGCTTGGAACTCCGGAATTGGTTGGCGCTTACTTATCTGGAATAATCAAATTTGTCTTAAAAAGAATATCTGTAGAAAATAGAGATAAATCTGTAAATAACTTGAAAGACAAGTTTAAAAATTTAGATGTATTTACAGTTGCAAATAAAAAAATGCCAGCATCGTCATCATTTGGACAATCAATTGCGTTCGTAAAACATGTTTTATTCGGACATGATGCCAGATACATTAAGCTTGTTTTGAATAGTATTATCAAAAATTTGTGATAATATTTTAGGATATACTGTATGTTAAAGAAAATTTATGCATTATTAATGACCTATGATGTATCTGATGAAGAAAAAAGATATGCGGAAGAGTCATTATTAAATTTCGATGAAGCCATGAAATTAGTTTCTTTCGCTTCAGATCATTTAAATACAATAAAAACTCCATTTAAGGATAATACTCCAAGTTCAATGGAAGAGATAGTTGATAGTCGAGTAATATTAAGAAGGTTTAGGGACAAGTCTGCGCAAAATTTCAACACTTTTAAAATAAAGGCTTTTAGCTGTATCAACGGCATGAAAGAATTTTCATCTGATACAGCGACGCAAAAATTGATGAAAACTTTTATTTCAGCAATTGAGACGTTAGAAATCGATGTTAATAAATTTTTCGAATTATTCGAAGATCTAAAAGCAAAAGATTTTCAAACAAACGTTGTAAAATTTACAGAAGATATACAATCAAAATGTGATGATATATTAGATTTGATAGACCAAAGAATTAAGGGACATATTCAAACAAATATTCTTGCAAAGAATTGGGTTGATGGTATCAGCACAGAATTGAAACAAGATGTTGAAAAGCATGTTCCAATTTTAAGTAAGGTTTACGAAGAAGAAAAAAAGCAATTTAACGAAATTGTAAATAAATAAGGAAAATATATGGCTTTCACTAAACGCGGCGACAATCAGCAAATTCAATTAGTAGATCCTGATGAGCTCTCTCCCGAACAAAAAGAAGTAATTGAAAAAGTTGTAGAGCAAGAGGAAAATTTAGAAAGACAGGAAAAATCAGAAAATAAACCATCTTAAATAATATATGTTAAATGTGTATGGTGAAAACTCTCAAGTACTCCTCATAGATGGTTCTTCAAAAGATATCTCCAATATTAAAATCGGAGATATCGTTGTTTCTGACGTTGGAGAAACGAAAGTCATTGCCAAAAATATATTTTATATACAAGATGCTTTTGAATTAAAAATACGTAGTAATAGATCTATTATTTGCTCTGACAATTGTCATTTTGATGCGCGTAAAACCCCTTCCTCGCAGCGAAGCTGCAGGTAGGGGATATAAGCGCCGCCTCTAAATAAATGCATATTTTTTCCATCATAATCTATTGACATCCCATAACAACCGATATATAATAG